GTAGATTTCTCTACCGCCCCCAGCTTTAGGGTAATTTGTAACTATAACGACCCTAAGGTTTTTTATCAGCTTAAGGCTACGTCGTTTGTAACTTGAACTTCGTAGTTACGGCTGAGTCTGACGTTCTTAGCAACTGTAATGCCCTCACCGTCGCCCAGCATTACGATGTCGTAACGCTCCTTCATCTTGAGTGCACGAAGATCGCGACTCGGATCGTCGAACTGATCAGTGCTCATATCGTCCTTGACGAGAAGAGTACCGACTTCATTACGGTCGATGAGGAAAAGGTCTGACTTAGCTGCTGTTCCGCCACTCTTAGCTGTGAAGCTAACAAAAGGCGAAACAAGAACATTCAAGCCCATCGGAGCCGTCGAGTTCAGTGCGCCTTCTGGCGACTGAGGACGATATCCCCAACTTGTACCTACAGAAGATGCTGCGCCACCAGCGTGGAAGATGGAATCCTTGAGGAAGACCGACCACATTAATGGGTGCAGAATGAAATCTGTTGGGATATGATTTTCAGCCATAAGGATAGCGGCCATGTCCACAATGTCATCCCAGGTAATTGTCAAGTTGGCTGCGCCATCAATATTGCGACCTGTTGTGTCATCATAACTACCACTATCGTTATCGAATGCAATTGTAGCTGCATCCTTGAAACGGCTAAGAGCAATCTGCTCTTTCAAACGAGCCATAGCACGGCCGGCTGCGCGAACATGTAAACCAACAATGTCCCAAAGTGAATCAGCGATGACTTCCTCCGTAAAGGATAGCTTAACGCCCTTCTTTGAAACTTTGCCTTCTACCTGCTTTGCGAAAGCGAGTGCTTGCTCTGGATACTCTTGTCCTTCTGGGATCTCTGCTGCTTGAATAGCGTTGACTGCGGGGAACTCCAAAGAGCGTCCCTTACCGAGACGAACAGTGGAAAGCAATGGAGTCACAAGTAGTTGTGGCTCTGCTGCTTCTTTAAGCGTACGCGAAAGAACTTTGGGGAAAAGTGCTGCTGCGTCTGGTGACGCAAAAGCTTCCTTAATTGTTACTCTGTTGTCTGCATCTATGTACCCGTCCTCAGTCAATACTGCTTCCCAAGCTGGGAGACCCGAGAGGAGCTCTTGGATTGTCTTACTCATCGTAGGATTATTCCTCCTGTGTTAATGTTTCTTTTGTATTAATATTAATATTAGAGTGTCAGATTGACGCGGAAAGCACCAATGACATTGTGTACGTCCAGGTTGGCCCGGATACCTAACTTACCACTGTAGGTGCCTGCACGAGTAAGCTCGTAAACAGTCTTTAATGCACCCGGATCAGAGGGAAGTTGCATATAGCTGAGTAAGCCATCATCGAAGTTGGTAGCGAACTGCTCAACCTCAACAACTTTACCCACTTGCAACCATGGATAAGCACCAGCAGCAGTTGTTGATGCTGCAAATGCCACCGGACGACCCATGTGATCGGCTCGGATTAATGAACCAACTGTTACGTCGGCATTGACGCCTGTAACCATTGGGTACTCTACGTAACCATGTGTAATGAAGCCAGCGCCTTGCGAGGTGCCTTTGTCAAATGGTCTGTAAAGATCATATTGTGCGCAGCCAATCGGAACTGAATGGGCGCCCACAGAAACTGTATCAACTGAACCAGTAGTCGAGCTGGGGGTAGCGCCATCAAGCGGATCCCAACTGGGCATAACGTCGCCCCATGATTGGCTTGCAGCGGTTCCGTTAGCGGGAACGATGCGAGCATCGCCGTTTGCATCTGCTACTACTGAAAGAATGGTACCCTTGGTGACAACGATCTCAAAACGATCATCTTCACTATCATTGTACCATGTCGGAAGACCGGGATGGGGCAGTAAATAGGCTGCGGGAGCGATACCCTCAGAAACTACAAACCGGCCTGCACCAGTCTTACTATGAACCTTGCGGAACTTTGCTAAACTCATTTTTTATCTCCTTAAATATTAAAGTTTACGTCTACCCATAAGGGCATCTACTAGTACTTGTTCAAAAGATTCGTTAGGATCCGTAGAAGTCTTTGCATTTTCCTCTTTATCAAGAGTCAATACATTCTCTTCAGAACTAACTTCAGCTTCAGATGTAACTAGCGGCATTGTCATATAATCAGAAATGCGCTTGTTAGCCTTAGTTGGAGCCTTGGCCAGATCTCTCAAAGAGTCTGCTAACGAGGCAGCTGTGCGCGAAACATGCTCTCCTATTAGATTTTCTCTTTCGTCTGCGGATTCGAAACCAAGACCAATCTTGGTGTCGACAACTCTTTCTACTAGAGTTCTATGCAATGCGCTTTTGAGCTTTGCATTTTCTTCTTCAAGAGACTTGATAGATGCCTTCAAGAGGTCAATATCTTGCTCAACGCCCTCTTTGTTGTCGCTGAGATTATTTTCCTCTTCAGCGGTCTCTTGATCCTCATTGTCCTTAGACAATGACTCTTCCGGCTTTTCAGCATTTTCGGAATCAGCGTCTTGCACATCCGCCTTTTCTGAATCGTCAGATGAGTTCTTTTCTTCTTCTGAATCTGCGTCTGCATCTCCTTCGGAAACTTCTTTTTGCTCTTCTTCTGCAGAAGTGCTTTCTTCAGTCTTCTCTTCTTCTGAAGTCACTTTGACTTCTTCTGAAGCTTCGCCTATGGCGGAAGCTGATATATTGGAAAGATCTTCGCTTAAGCCTTCAGCTACAGCTAAAATGTCTTCACTCTTGTTAACATCTGTCATGTTACGAGTCTCCTCAGAATTATTGTTTTCAGAATCTTCATTAGATAGTAATGATTCTGTTTTATTTATATAACTTTCGCTTTCTTGAAAAGCTAAAGCTGTTAAAAAAGCGCCTTTTAGATGTAAATAAATTGGCTTAGATTCTTTTTTCTTCATATTTGAAAGAATAGATCTATTTTCTTCAATGGAAATAATATCTTCATTATCCATGTTAAGAACAAATGCTGCGCTTCTAGCTATCCAACCTTCTGAATCGGACAGTTCGGCTTTACCGTCAGTAGTCTTAAGTGATCTGACTCCAGACTTTTGATCTGCTGGCTGATTCACGAAAGAATATTCTTTAAAGCCTATATCTTGCATGTCTATGAATGCTAGCTTGCCCTTATAGACTTGGCCTCTTTTATACTTCGGGGCCTTGGGCCTTCCAGATGCATCTTCTACAGCGAGGTCGTCTCCTGTAATGCTACAGATTGCTTTTCCAGCTCTACCGCCGACTGAACCTGTTAGGTATCTTTTATCTAATACTTTTTGTGCAGCGACTGGATCTGTTATTGCAATTTGCAGTCTGACGAATGATGAGCCGTCGGCTTCTTTATCCATTCTAGCCGCCATAACTCTACCTATTGGCTCAGTATTTAAATCGTGATTTAAGATAATGGGCTTAGGGTAAGGGTCTACCCAAGATTGAAGGGCTTGTTCTAAAGCTTCAGCAGAATAATTATTGTAATTAGCCGTAAGGCCTTCATGAATAGCTGCGACTTCAATAATGAGTCCATGCCTTGAATTAAATGATTCTGAAAAATCTAGATCTGACTTAGAAAGGTCAGGAAGTTCTCGAGTAAAATTTTCAACAAAGTCAAATGACATTTGAATCCCCTGTTAGATAGTTATTTCTGTTTTATATAGTAAGTTTATTTTTATAACATTGAACAATTTTATATAAATATATCACACTTTAGCATAGCTGCTCATTAAGAGCTCTTGCCTATTGTCTCCATTAGCTAAGAATGATTGATACATTACTTCGGACATTATATGTGGTGCATATATATACGAGGCACTGTATAGTTTGAATCCAGCTTTTTTACATTCCAAAGACCAGCCGACATCTTCACCCTGTTCATGCAGTGTGTAATTAATATTATTATATACATCCTTAGACATCATCTTTGCAGCCATGATTACATCTGACTGAAAGTAATGTCCTAATTCGTACTTTTCTTTTCTGAATGCTTTAGCTGGAACATCTAATCTCCAGTCCATAACACTTGGATACATTGTTCCAAATGGAGTCATAAACATCAGAGGATTAACTGCGTCAGCTCCAGATTTAATGTGCGCTATTAATAATTCTATGGTATTTGTATTCGTCAGCAAGATGTCAGAATCAAGACTAAAATAATATTCTGGCTGTATTTTTCTAACGGATTCCAACAATGAATTTCGCAGAGATACCATATTTACATACTTTGACATACTCCATTGTCTGCCATTATTTTCGTGCTCAAAATGCGGAATATCTTCTCTAATCTTAATCTCAAAATAAGGTATTCTTTTATCGAATTTTTTCCAAGATTCAAGAGCCTGAATGGTCGCCGTATCATCTGGAGATACCTCAAATATAAAGCCTATATCATTAACCGGAATTGATTGCGATATTATGCTCTTAATCCAATGATGGAGAATCCAACTTCTCTTATACATTGGGCATCCTATAATGAGTTTCATTCGGAAATTACTTCTTCTTTTCTTCGATCATCGAAGAGTTTGCAGGCGCTTCATCTGGAGCGGTGCTTGTTGTTTTGCTTTTTTGAATAGAATCTTTTTGCTCTATAACAATCTCTTCCTGAGCGGAAGGAATGTCTTCTTCTGCGGAATCTTCTTCAATAAAACTTTCTAAGAAAGAAACTCTATCAACTAGTTGTTCGATAACTTCTACTAAAACCTGAAGTGCTAAACGAGTTTGCCCGTTATCTACGGCCTTAGTGAAACCTATTAGGCCATCATCAGTATTTAGATAGGTAGAAATTGTATCATTCTTTATTATTATCTTCTCTGACATCATCTATGCCTTTCTCATCATTAGTGTAAACGATAGTATACTCTGATTCTAGAGCATTTTCAACTAATGTGAGCCATGAATTATCAGATCTTCTAATATTTGGTGAAGTTTTTCTTCCTTGTTGATTTGCTGGTCGGATAGTATTGCCAGATCCTCTTTTGGTATTGGGAAGATTTCTTTGCCCTTTTGTGGCGGGCGTTTGCTTATCTCCATCCCGCTGAACATCTACGGCTTTTGTACCTGAGGTAATTTCAGCTTGATTCTTAGCCATTTCCATTTGGATCTTAGCTTGAATTGATGCGTAAAGATCTTCTTCGTCGTATTCTGGATCAAGGCCAAGTTCCAATCTAGCTTCCTTAAGGCCAATTATATTATTGGCATACTTTTGGATAACATGAGTTTCTTTCTTAACCTGAGTGTCTACGTCTATTTCGTTAAACTTGAAATAGCAACGATCTGATATACCAGACTCTATAGGATTAGAT